AGCTGATTGGGGTCAACAGATGACCATTTACCTTGCACACCCGTTCGCCAGTTACCCCATACGCAGTTCTGATAGTCGCCTGTTTGATTGAATACATACCAGCCCGACTTCTCACCATGTTTATCAGGCCTTATGCCGTTTTGTGCCATTACAGACACACGCACAAGCTCGCCTGTCGTATTGATGTAGTCTATTCTAAGACCATCCTCCGACATCTCATTTATTAAAGAATCAATGCTTTTCTTTTCCCCACGAAAACTAAAGTTTCCGTCTATTACAATGCCTTCTTTACCAACGTATTTAGTTAAATCAACCATAGCTGACGTGCAAACAGGCTCTCAGGGTGACATTAAAAGCCTGTTTGACGCTAGGTATTTACCTAGAAAGGAATATCATCATCATTAGCTGATGATGATGCCGTTTCAGTTTTAGTTTCCTCAGTCTTACTATTTGCTGGTTCAAAAGAATTATCTTTTATTTCAAGATACCCGTTGTCTCCCTCAATCAGTTCTG